CTCTCGCGTGATCGGCAAAAAGAAAGGCAATCCGCGTAATATGCCACGGCCCCGCCCGTGCCGGGGTTGCGATCAGACGCCGGCTCCGACGCCGACGGGAGATGTTGAATAGGGATAGAAAATGTTCCCCAGGATGAGGGTGTCGAAGGCGTCGGTGCCGTCCGTGCGGTACTCCAGAGGGTCGTCCTCGCTTTCGGCCAGCTTCTCGCCGCCCTTCCGCTTGCGGAAGCCCAGGGATGAGATCTCCACTTCTGCCAACGTGATGGCCGTCAGTAGTGCGGAGTTGTTTTCCTTATTGAAGACCGGCATCAGGTGCTTCGCACCCTTCAGGCAGTCGTTGATGATGCTGTACTTCTGGTTGTGTGGCAGGGGTTTGCCTATGAACTTGGCCTCTACGCGCCAGCCGTTGTGATGGAACTGCTCGATGATCACGGACCGGAAGTCATCCTTGGCCACGGCATAATTGGATCCCAGGGCTGTTGTATCGTAGTAGAAGATCACCTCTTTCACCAGGTGCGCACGGTAGTAGTGACAGAAGTCGTCCACCAGCTCGCGCAGCTTCCTGTCATACTTGACATAGAATGATTTGATGACGCGCAGCAGGGACCCTTCACGCTGTGCGGCCACCAGCCAGTTGATATTCGCGTTGTAGTCGAAGGCGATGCTGATGGGCTCCTTGGGCTTCAGGTCTCCGTCGGCCAGGCATCCGAACTCCGATTCTTTCATCCCCTGGGCGATGAGCCTCTGGACGGCCGCATTGTCATTGGCGATGTAGGTGTGCAGGTTGTCCCTGAACAGGGGATAGAATCCGTCGTTCAGCTTCTCGATGCGTCGTGACATTATGGATGTCTGGAACACTAGCGGAGGAAGGTCGCGCTTCTGTCGTCTTACGTACTCCAGGCCCACGACATCGATATTCTCGAAGATCGACCATTCCCGGTAGAGGACGGCCTTTCGGCGAAGATCGGCCAGCAGCCGGTCAATCTTCTGCAACCGGTCGCGCTTCTGCTCTCCGTCCGGCCATTCGTGGGTGATGGTCCATCGCAGCTGCAGCAGGCCCAGGATGGTGTCGATGATCTCAGGTGTGGCCTTTTCCCGGTAGTTCAGCAGCCATCGCGCGGATTTCAGCACCGGCATATCGCTGACAAAGACGATGCTGTGATGCCAGGGGCAATTCGCGAAATATCGCATCGTTCCGCCGTTGGCCGGGAACGTCTCGTCCTTCAGTTTGTCATAGTCCAGGCCTTTTGCCTCGTCGGCGATGACCCAGTCCAATGTGAGGGAGTTGGATCCCATCTTTACATCTTGGGAGATGACGATCATCTGGGTGCCGTTGTAGAAGGTCACGACGTCCTCGTAGCTCTGGACGGGGACCAGCGGCTTTGCAAAACCCAGCTTCGCCGGGGGCCGCTTGCCGATGACGTAGTGGACACCTTCGATGAAGCCGGCTTCGCGCATCCCTGACAGTGCTGCAGGGAGGGTTCGTGTCCAGGCCTGCTTGTAGCTGCTGGCCACGAAGGCGCCGGTAGATCCCGGCATCATCTGGACGTTGCGTTTGATGCGACGGGAAATGACGCCAAAAGACTTCCCGAAACGGCGGGCGCAGATCAGGACCTCGGTATTGGCTGCGATGGCCAGGGCTGTCTGCTGGGCGCGGTTCAGGTAGGTAGTCTTCTGATCGTCATTCGTCATCATCGATCTCCCGGTTGTATTTCTCCAACAGTTTTCGAGCCTTTTCCTCGATACCCGGGACCTTCTCGATGCCGATGACGGCCGGATCCACGCTGAAGGATTCATCCTTGGGGACAATCTCCTCGAAGGGATAGTCTTCGCCTTCCGATGCGTCGAGATTGTTGGCCTTGACGATGGAGTCTGCGACTTTAGTCAGTGCTTTTGCCTTTTTGTCGTTGCCGGCTATCGCTGCAGCTGCCGCCATCTCCAGCAGCTTATTCGCGCGGAACCGCTGGAACTCTTTGTCTGCCTTGGGCGCCGTTCCGAAAACGACCTTGACGACGGCGATGTCGTTATAGGCCTGGGCCCGGCCGATGTGGTACAGGGTAATGATCCAATCGCGGATCATCGCGTCCGTCAGTAGCGGATGTTCCATCCAGTGCGCAAATATGGCTTTCAGCCGCTTCAGCCGGTTGGCTTCGTTATCCGGAAGTACATATTCCGGGTCTTCCAGTGCGCGGCTCAGATGGTCGATTATATCGCGGTTGGGGTTCTTTGGCATAGCTACAGCAGTTTACGGTCTCGCAGCTGCTGCAGTGTTTCGTTGCTCAGGGTGCATCCGTGTTCCAGGAGTGCTTTTGCGCGGATCCGAACGCCATCGGCGCGCTTGGGGGAAAGAGTCTCCTGTTTGAGGGCCTTGGAGATGTAGGCCCTGCAGCTGCTTTCGTTGAAGGATGCTTCGACCTTTCGGGTCGTTGTTTCGTACAGGTAATTGTCTATGCGCTTCCAGGATCCTTCGATGCGTCCTTGGCATTCCAGGATCTGTGCACGGAATCCTGCGCGGTCCTTGTTGCCCATCGCGGCCTTCATCTTTTCGTGATAGGCCCGTCTGAGCTTGTAGTCGCCGGCTATCTGGTCATAGACCTCCTGCAGTTCAGGAGGTAGGTCGGCGCGGCGTGTGCGCCGTTCGTCGTAGGTTCTGAATACGATCTTCGGACCTTCTGGCTCGGCCGGCTTTACCTTGGGGACTTGCGGGGTTTCCGGCGCCTTTATTTGTTCCGGCCGTGCTGTCGCGACGGCCTTCACTGTCCTGGCCTCCGCCGGCGCGGATGCGGCCTCTGAGATGTAGAGATTGAGCTTGCGCAACTCATATTTTAGCATCTCCAGGTCCCGCTTTCTTCCGATCCAGGAAATCAGGTTCCGATTCGGGGAATAACGACAGAAAAGGCTAAACCCGCTCTCGAAGTCGGGTTTAGCCTGTTTGAGCCAAGCTGTGATCGCGTGGACCATCAGCTGTTCGCTGGCGTAAAGACGCCGGTGCTGCAGTTCAGCGAGCCGTCCTCGGTCACGATGTTGCCCTCGTAGACCGGAAGCGGAGTGACATCGGGGCAATCCACGGTGAAGACGACGCCCTTCGTGCTGCCTGCGGCATCGCCGCTGGTCGGCGCAACGGTCGTCACGCTGCGGTAGTCCGGGGAACCGATGACGTGGTAACGGCCGGCGGCCTTGACGATGTACACGTAGTCATCGTTGACGGATACCTTCGAGAATCCCAGGGCCTCCGGAGTGAGGTCCGGGAACGAGATGGACGCGTGATTGATGAACATCTTGCTGTCGGTGTCACCTGTGGTCTCCGACGTGATCGATCCTTTCCCCTGCGTGGAATAGATCTTCTGCCAGTATTTCCCGGTGTCGAGGGTGAAGCTACCATTGAGGGTCGACATGTCGGCCTCTTCGATGGTGTTGTCCTTGTCCGGGTCGTTCTCGATGGTCGGCCAGCCCGTGATATAGCGCTGGCGGATCCGGTACACGGTCGTGCCAATCCCGGAAGGATTGACACGGCCGATGTTAAAATCAAGGTTTGCGTGCTTCATAGTCGCGGTCCCCCTGATTACTGGTTAGCTGCCATCACCTGGCTGACGGTCACGTCGAGGTATCCTTCGCCCTCTGCAGCAGAGACCCGGACGGTTGCGGTACGCGGCGAGGTGCCTTCGGCGTCGTATGCGAATGCGGTCGGAGTGAACGTCACCTTGTTGCCTTCGGCGGAGACGGTGAGCCAGTCGGCGCCTTCGGTAGTGACTTCAGCGGATACGCCGGAGCCGTTAGAGGTGGCGTAGGTACGGTTGGCGCCAGCGGTGGTGGCGTCGAGGTCGACGTCATCGTCACCTGACACCGTGACTTCCTCGGGCTCGGGTTCCGGTTCTGGATCGGGTTCGGGATCCGGAGCGGCGACCTGCTTGGCGACCATCAGGAACTCCTGGTCGATCATCTCGAACTGGACGCCCCAGAACATGCAGGCGAAGAACTGCACGGTCTTCGGGTTGTCGCATTCGCGGATGCGGACCCTCTCCTTCGGGTTGCCAGATTGATCGCAGCCGACGAGCATGTTATCCTTGGTGGAGAGGAAGATGTACTTGGAGTCCTTCATGCCGGACAGCGCGACGATCTCGCAGGGGTTCTCCTCGGTGCCGTGGAGCCTGTTCTTGTCGTAGGTGTTGTTGTAGACCACGGCGCCAAAGTGGGCCAGGCACCAGTCGTTGTACAGTTTCTTGACCGTCTTCGGGACGAACATCTTCAGGTTGTCGGCCTCCTGCAGCTCTTCGGATGCGGCATCGTGGATCGACTTCAGCACATCGCCGACGTTGGAAGAGGTGATGGTCTCGATCTCCATATAGTTGCCATTGGCGGCGGCGATGTTGCCGGCGGTGATCTCGGCGGCGGCGATGGTCTCGAAGCCGTTGAAGAGGGTCATCGTGGTGGTGCCGGAGGGGTTGCGGGATGCCTTGAAGAGGGCGGCGCCCAGCTTCTTCGCGATGGACTTGCCCATCTGCAGGCAGAGGGCCTGGACGATCTCCGCTTCGGTGCGGACGGTCTTGTCGGAGAACTGCTCACCATATACCGTGGTGAAGAGCTGGTAGGGGTCGAACTCCTCGACGACGTCACCTAGGTAGGTGGTCAGTGTGCGTGCGAGGACCTTGGAGCGGTCGGTGGCGCCCTTCTCGGTCTTGTAGGGGCGCAGCTCGGCGTCGTTGCCGACGTAGCCGACGGTCTCGTCGCCGGCGACGCCGCGACGGAGCGTCATGTGCTTCAGGGCCTTGTCGAGCAAGGCCACGACGGGCATCGCGAGGACTTCCCGGCGATACTTCGCGGACGAATTAACAAGTGCTTGTGCAAGTTCCATAATGTGTGATGTGTTTTGGTTATTTGCCGAGGAATTTGTTGCAGATCTGCAGGGCGGAGTCCCAGTCTTCTGCTGCGTGGACCTCCGACGCGCCTTCGGGGGTTGTGTCTACCTGCGTTTCTTTGGGGGCGGGGTTGTCAAGCAGCTGCTGTGCGGCTGCCAGGGAGGCTTGAAGTTCGGAGATCCGCTGGTCGCGGGCGGCCAGGGTCTCGTTGGCGGTGTTCAGCTGCGAGCGCAGGTCCTCGATGGAAGACTGCTGCGTCGCCTCACGGGCAAGGACGGCTTCAATGGCTTCCAGCTGTGCGGGCTGAAGGGTGGTGGTGCCGTCGGCATCGATAACCAGGCCTTCAAAGGCCGGCATCGCTTGGAGGGTCGGATAAGAAGGGTTCATATCTTTATGTGATGTGTTGGTTTCCCGGGATGCGTTCTGCGGATCTTCGGCCGGTTCGGCCTTTGGCGATGCGAGCTCCATAATGGCGGCCACTGCGTCGCCCATTGTGCCGATGGCATCGATCATTGTTCCCACGACGTCTTTAGCAAAGTACGTCCGGCCGGAAAGCTGGTCTTCCTGGACGGAAGGCCGGTTCCCGCGCACGTCGGCGCGGAACCGTTCGTTGATGGGGTTCAGGGTCTGTTCTTTGATCACCTGGAAATTTCCCTCCAGGGCTGCTTCGTAATCTGCGTTCTTCTCTGTCGCGGCGTCGGCGTAGATGCGGGCGCTTACATAGCCGTCGTTTTCCTTCCGGAACTTCGGATAACCGGAAAGCTGGATGAGGGTGCCGATGCAGCCGACTCGGTCCATCTCCTGGTGCGCCAGGATCCGGCTGCAGTAGCTGATGGCATAGTAGCAGGCGCTGGCGGCCGTGCCGTCGATCAGGGCCACGACGGGCTTGGTGCAGGCGCGGATCACGTCGGCGATCTCTGCCACGGAGTCCGTGGATCCGCCGCCGCTGTCTGCGACGATGATATGGCCGATGACGTCAGGGTTGCGGTCTGCGTCCTGGAGGCCTTTGGCGATGGACCGCGTGCCGCGGTCGCCACAGCTGTCGTACTTCATCATCGTGCCGGCAAGCTGGGTGATGTAGATGGATTTGTCGGCGTAGGGGTTCGCGTCGCCGGCGGGCGCTCCGATGAGCTCGCCCACGCGGGCCAGGTACGGCTCCGGCGCGGGCTCGAACTCCGTGATATAACCATTGAGCACGCCCTGCAGGATCGGCGCCATAGCGGATGCCTGCTCGGGTGTGATCATCCAGGGGCCGCGCAAATTGCGCGTCAAATTGGACAGTCTCATTCCCTAAGTTAATTTTCAACAAAGGTAGAGAGGCCGTCTTGTGTGGTTTGGGACCTGAAAAACGGGTTATTGTGCCACGAAAAGCACGCCGTGCAGGCTGTCGCAGGCAATGCTGATAGAAAAGGCCGACTTGCTGATGCCGCTCACCAGATCAGACCAGGTGAATGTCGGAGGGAAGCTGGTCGATCCGA